GGGCGGAAGGGCGGCCGGGAGGATATCGAGAAGGACATCGATTTTTTGTAGACGCTTTTGGACATGGAGTATCCGGCGGAGAAGAAAGAAAACAACCCTCCTATTGCAAGCTCTGTTGAAAAACTGAATCTCAGTTACGATAAATGCACCTGTGTTCGCTGCTCAGGTGGCGGGATTGTTTTCTTTCTTCTCCTCCGGATACTCCATCTCCAAAAGCATCTCCAAAAAATGGATAGCCTTCTCGATATCCTGCCGGCCGCCCTTCCGCCCATGCCGACAGACATACTTGATGACCGTCGATTCGCAGAAATTCAGCTTGTTCTTCTGACAAAACTCGGTCGGCTGAATCGCCATGTCCTTGTAGTGATTCCCGCCTACCTGTGTGTCGAAAGCGCTCATGGATTTTCCCCCGTCATTCTCCCCCGCACTCGGGCCAGGGGAGAATGTTTGATTGTTGTGGTAGTGGTCCTGCAGGATATGCTTTTAAAACTCTTCCGGCTCGGAGGCGGCAGGCGGAGCGTCGGATGGATCAGGAGTATAGTCAGTCTGTACCGATACGCCCTTCAAGGTTTTCTGAATTTCGGTCATATTGGCGGCATCTTCCACCGGAAGCAGTACGGGACTCGTCAAGACCGGTACGAAGAAACGCCCTTTGCTGGTGTCCGGATCTTGCTTGACGGTGACACTGAACTTCATGGCCCAGGCCGAGATATGTTTGGCGGAACACAGCATATTGAGAGCGCTGACCATCCTCCGAACCGGCGACAATGCCTTTGACTTGACCGTCCAGAACATAGGCATGTAGGTCTCAGCATCGACCAGCAGCATGTCCCAATTCTCTTTGCACTTCGGGGCCTCATTAACGCCATCGACAACATGCCAGTTGGCATACTCGCAATGATGTTTCTGATCTTTCTTCTTCTGCCCTGGCTCCAGCGGCTTCATGGTGCAGGTAGTGCAAAGCGGAGTGGCGATGTCAGAAGATGGAGTGATAAAATCGTCAGATTTACATTGCGGTTTGGCATTGCGGTCGAACTTATCAGGCATCTTGCAGCGGGATTTCTTGAAGACGAAAAGAACCATATCCATCTTGTCGAAATAATCCCCGGTCAGGTTGATATACAGTTTACCCTCGGTTTCGCTGGTCACGCCCTCGGTAGTCGGCTGGGTAATGGTCAGCCTGGGAATGATCATATCGCCCGCGTCGAGCGCTTCGAGACCGGTTTCGATTGGTTCCTGGTTGACGGTCATGGCGGTGTTTTGGTTTGTGGTTGCTACTTCATTTTGATCTGGCATTATACTTCTCCTGTGTACTGAATAAACGGGATGGCCCCGCGTTGTATGGCATCCAACAAACTCTTGGTTGCCTGAAAATTTCCTATGATGGCATGCATGGCCTTGCCGGCTGCCTGGCGCTGCTCGACGGGTGACAGGTCGTTGTTGCGGCCCTGCTCGACGGTTTTAACCGGTTCATCAAGTCCTTCACTGCCGGTTAAGGCTGGTTCTGCCGGCGCCTTCAGCCGCTCAATCTCATCACGCAACCGCTGCGCCACCCGCTCGGTTTCCTCGTCCTTCTCTCGCTGAACACGTTCGGCCTCCAACCTGATTCCTTCCAGCCGCCGCCACCAAGGAAAAGCTCGCATCCCTTCAAGTTATGAAAATAGCTCAGGAGCAAGCCGCCCAGCTCGCCGCCGAAGCCGAAGCGATACTTTCCGAATACCGGGCATGGGCAGACGCAAAACATGCCTCCCCAACTTTCGACCCGGTTAACCGCCGCTACAAACTCATCGAAGAAAAAGCGCACCGCCTCATCGAATCAATTCGGGACGCAAAAGAAGCGGCGACCGAAAACATTTTCGAGCGTGTTGCCGAACTGCTTTCTGAAAATGTACCGTCCTACGCTAACCTCAACGCCGCTTACGACCTTGTGACGGGGAGGGGCTTTGCGTCTGACTTTGTGCGCCGAACACTGCTTTCCAAGCCGGACGACGACGAGGCAAGGATTTCAGTTGCCGAAGAAATTGAGGACTTTCTTTCAATCCTTGCCAGATGAAATAGACGACGTTTAAGTTCAAAAAAAGTGTTGCCTTTGAATTGTATTTTAAAGATTGTATTGTCCGCTATGGATAATCAAGACCCCCACGATTCGCAGTCGTGGGGGTTTCTTTTTTAGGAAACAGTAAGGCTGCTATCTTTCAAAAACCTTTGCCATTTCAAAAAAAGTAATTACTTTTGCTTCATGGATGTAGCCAAATGCAAAGAAGCCGAAAAAGAAAACGCCAGCCTGCCTCCCACCGGAGCCGGGCTTTCCTGTTCCCAAGATGGAGCAGAAATGGACGCAGCCGCTAAAGCCGCCTTTGAATCCGCCTGCCAAGCCCTTGTATGCGTCCCCCACATCCTAATCGCAGACGTAGGGGAAATGGTAGCGCAGTCCATCCGTGCCAATCGGGAAACGGCAGCCGTCGACCTTCGCAACATGCTCGAAACCCTGTTTGAAGCCGACGAACCATTCGCCAACTTAGTTGCCGACGTAGTGGAGCAGTGGAAGGAAAAGCAGTTGAGGGAAACTAAGCGGACGCCAATGATAGGAACCATTGCCGACATTTCCGGGGGCATGTTGGAAAAGATGTTAGTTGAGGCTGGGGCAAACTTCGTGGACGCAACACCGGACGAACAACGACCAATTCAAACCATAGCAATCGAAAAATGACAGTACAAGAAATTCAACTTACCGCAAAGCTGCTTGACTTAGCAGCCGATACCTTTTCTAATCACGGGTGCAACGATGTATCGGAAGAAATGTATGAAGGTTGGACAAAAGAGCAACGGCAGGCGCTCGTAAAGGAATTTCACGAATGGAACGGCGACCCCGAAGAATACGACCCGGAATTTTTACACTTAGGCGATAGTTCGTTAATAGCATTTTTTGCAGCGAAGATTTTGCAAGCGCCTGACTATCTGAAACTTAAAGCAGCCTTTGAAAAGCTACTTGTTGAAACTTTTGTTCTCGCTGAAATACGGGACAGGTGGAGAGCAGAGGCGGGCTATCAACTTGAAAATAGGAACGACGAATGAACAACTACACCTGCCCCCATTGCGGAAAAACAGTGCAACGTGATTCACTCAAAACGTGGATTAAAAGCTACTGCGAGACAGCCGGGCGTTATGTCAGATTGCAGTTAATCAAATTGAAAAATGAACGAATTTAAGCCACGAACAACCGGCGCAACGCTCTTTTTTGACTTTATCGTAGGGATTGCAAAAGGAGTTGTGAGTTTGTTCGCTGGAATATTGAAAGCATGGCAAAGACTAAAATAATTCCCCCCACCCCCGAACTGCCTAAAATCCGGGTAGTGAACATTGAGGAAGTGCTGACCCAACGCCGCAACACCAACCGAGCCAAGCCCGGCGGGGATGAAGCCATTGAACGGTCAATCCGCAAGTTCGGAGCGGTTCGACCTGGGGCGGCGTCCATCAACGAGAACGGGGACGTTGAAATGTTCGCCGGTAGCCACGCCTTGAAAAGCGCACAAGCCGCCGGGTTTTCCGAAGTCCTGCTAATCCCCCACGATGGAACCAGATACCCGGTTTTGGTGCGTACCGACTTAGACCCGGAACGTGACGCTGGGCTTATTCAGGAGGCTTCGTTAGCTGATAATCAGACCCATGAATTGAGTTACGAAATTGATTTTGAGGTAGCCGAACAATTGGCGGAGGAATTTAGCTTCGACTTGGAGGATTGGGGCGTTGTAGCGCCGGGGGAAATCGGGGACTTAGATGGGTTTTTTCAAAGTGACCCGAACGGACACCAACCGAAAGAGGACGGGTTTTCAATCACCCTAAATTACAGCGAGGATGAATACCGAGTGGTAAAAGATGCGCTTTCAAAAGTGGCAAAAACGCCGGGACAAGCGGTTTGGTCTCTTTTAAACTTAGGGGAATGAGGTTGTATTTGTGCGCCCCGCCCCTCAACTGGTTTATAGACGCTTATGAAACTTTACTTAGCTTTAGCGAAAGGGGGGGGGGGGGGTATGTATTTAAGGAGGAAAAAGATAAACAGCAAATGAACATGTATTTGGCGGGTGCGCAAGGGTGGGGAAAATATTGCCACGAAAAAAGAAACATGGATTTATACATAGCGGGTACCAACGGAGGTCAAGGTAAAAATGTAAAAGATGCGGGAATGATGGCACAAAAAATATTTGTGCTGGAATCATTTTTTTATATTGCAGATTGGATGTTGCCCTTTATCAAAAACGAGTGGAGATTTTTGTTAGATTCTGGTGCATTTACATTCATGCAAAACACAAAAGCAAAACTGAATTGGGATGAATACGTTACCCGGTACGCCAACTTTATCAACGAGCATAAAATAGAACTTTTCTTTGAACTGGACATTGATAGCATCGTAGGCATTAAAGAGGTAGAGCGGCTCCGCAATAAACTTGAAACGCTGACAGGTAAAAAGTGCATCCCGGTTTGGCACAAAAGCAGGGGCAAAGAATACTGGATTAGGATGTGCAAGGATTACGATTATGTGGCAATTGGCGGGATAGTGAGCGGAGAGATTAAGCGAAAGGAGTATCCATTTTTTACCCCGTTGCTCAACATGGCAAAAGAACGTGGGGCGGAAGTTCACGGATTAGGTTTTACAAACTTGGAGGGATTGACGAACTACCCTTTTTATTCAGTAGATAGCACGGCATGGATTTACGGCAACAGGGGGGGGCTTTCTTTACAAGTTCAACGGAAAGTCAATTGACAAAATAGATAAGCCACTGGGAACGAGATTGAACAGCAAGCAAGTTGCGATTCACAATTTTGCCGAGTGGGTAAAATTTCAAAAGTATGCAGAAATCTATCTTTGATAAATGCGTGGTGCTTCTGTCAGGTGGACAGGATTCGACCACCTGCCTTTTTTGGGCAAAACAGAACTTCAATGAGGTTTTCGCCATTGGTTTTGATTATGGACAAAGGCACAGGGTAGAACTTGAACAGGCTGCCAAGATTGCCAAAATCGCAAACGTTCCATTTCAGGTATTGAGCCTTACCGGGCTGCTTGGTGGCTCCTCGTTGACCGACCCCGACCAAAACGTAAGCGACCCGCACAAACTTGACAGCGGGCTGCCTTCATCCTTTACCGCCGGGCGAAACATGCTTTTTCTGACGGTAGCTGCTTCATGGGGATACAATCAGGGCATTTTTAACATTGTTACCGGGACGTGCCAAATGGATTATTCAGGCTACCCCGACTGCCGGAGGGTGTTCATTGACAGCCTGCAAACGTCGCTCACCTTAGCAATGATGAAGACGGGAGAACCAAAGGACTTTCGCATCCATACCCCTTTGATGTACCTGACCAAGCCCGAAACATGGAAGCTGGCAAAGTCTTTATCAAACGGGCAGGATGTTGTTGAAATCGTGCGAACCATGAGCCTAACGGATTACAACGGGGATACCACAATGAACGAATGGGGAATGGGAAGGGAAGACAACCCCGCTTCTATCCTTCGGGCAAAAGGGTATTTTGAAGCAAAAGAAAAAGGTTGGATATGATAACAGCAGAGCGTTACCACGACATTTCATGCGGGCATCGGGTGTATGGGCATGAATCTAAATGTGCGCATATTCACGGACACAATTACCGTTTTCATTTCACTATCAGCGCCCCCGAACTTGACAGCGTTGGCAGGGTGATGGACTTTTCAGTAATCAAAACGCATTTGTGCGAATGGCTGGAAGAGAACTACGACCATAAAACCCTAATTTGGGAAAAAGACCCTATCTTACAAGCCCTGCAAGACATTGATCCAAATGGAATAATATCAGTCAAGTACAACCCAACCGCCGAAAACATTGCAAAGCACATGGTAGAAGTTGTTGCGCCCGTTCAACTTAGCGGGACAGGATGCGCATTGATTCGGTGCAAAATTGACGAAACTCGTAAATGTTCAGCGACTTATGAAATTAAACATTAGCGAAATATTCTACTCCCTGCAAGGGGAGGGCGCAAGGGCAGGCAGTGCAAATATGTTCATTCGCTGTCAGGGGTGCAAGGCGCAGGCGGCATGTTACGCAAGCGGCGTACGGTGTGATACTGAATTTGAGAGCGGCAGGGAATACGAAGCCCCCGAACTTCTTGCCAAAATTCAACTCCTTGCCCCGAACTGCAAAAGCATCATTTGGACAGGCGGGGAACCAGCGCAGCAATTGACGCCCGAAATAATTGCATTTTTCAAAGAGGCAGGGTATTATCAGGCGATTGAAACGAGCGGGCTTTTTCCTGTTCCGCCCGGAATTGATTACGTGGTAGTGTCCCCGAAGGTTGCCGAACACGTTGTTAAAAAGAACTTTCCGAATGGTGTTTCTGAATTGCGCTACGTGCGGCACGAGGGGCAGGAAGTTCCACAACCGTCGGTAACGGCTGAAACCTACTTCATAAGCCCACACTCGGACGGGTTTACTATCAATCAATCAAACCTCAAACATTGCATTGAACTTTGTAAAGCAAGCCCAAAATGGCGGCTTTCAGTTCAACAGCACAAACTTTGGAGCGTTTTATGACAGATTTGGAAGCGCAGGAACACATGAGAAGCGTCATTTCCTACTTCGACGACACGGACAGGGAGGGAATGAAAGAAACCCCTAAACGGTATTTGAAATTCCTGAAAGAGTTTTTATCGCCCCCTGCTTTTGAGTTCACAACCTTTGATGCAGAGGGAACCGACGAAATGATAATTCAAACGAACATTCCATTTTACAGCCTTTGCGAGCATCACTTAGCGCCATTTTTCGGAGTGGGGCATATTGCCTACATTCCAAGCGGAAAAATAGTCGGGCTTAGTAAATTGGCAAGAACATTGGACTGTTATTCCCGACGCTTTCAAAATCAGGAGCGAATCACTACACAAATAGCGGAGCGCATACAAAAAGAGCTATCCCCGAAAGGTGTTGCAGTTGTGTTGAAAGCGCAGCACCTCTGTATGGCAATGCGGGGCGTAAAAAAGCACGAAACTTGGACAATGACAAGCAAGATGCTCGGAGCGTTCAAAGATGATTTGAACTGCCGAAACGAATTTCTGCAACTCATTAAGTAGCCGCACCTCCCCAATAGCGACCAAACAAGCCAGAAATAAAACTGAATGACAAAACCCGAACATAGCAACACAAGCGAATCAACCCTAATCTTAGCAGTTCTGGAAACGGCGGCGCTGCAAATGGGATTGCCTGGCGTCCCCGACTGCATCCGTCGGGGGAACCTCGAGATGGTTGATTGCTGCTGCTTCCGGGTGATGTGCTTTATCCTATTGTACGGGCATTACTACGAAACAGGGGCGCTTGGAAGCATCCCCTCAATGCGGGATGAATGGATAGAAAGAACCGGCGGAACGGCTGCCAGGGAGACCCTTTGGAAGGCAGTCAAAAACGTATTTTACCCGATGATTGCCCAACGCCGAATGCCGGAACTACATCGGGCTTTTGGTGTGGTAGCCGGGAAGAAGCGGACTGGAACGAGCGAGAAGGAGCGGAGTTTGCGGCGGGCGTTGCAGGCAGAAAATCAAAGAGCGTGAAAACAGACAAAAAGCAAGTACGAAACTATTCGTAAAAATGCCG